CTAAAACTAGAAATTATATCAGTCTTAGTAGAAGAGAAAATTCACCGCTTTGATCCAACCAATGGAGCCAAGGCGTTTTCTTATTTTCAAACTATTGTAAAGAGGTGGCTTATTAACTATAATAATCGCAACTATAAGAAACTAAAACAAGTAGGATCTTTTGAAGAAATGGAAGATTCTTATGAGACAGGATTAGATAACGGTAACACTCAAATAATGACTTTATCTAACTTACTTACACTGTATGTAGAGTTAATGTATGAAAGTATAGATATAAATTTTCCTAAAGAGCAAGAAGCAAAAGTAGCAGACGCAGTACTAACTCTTTTTAAGACTAGACACGATTTAGAAATCTTTAGAAAAAAAGCTTTATATATCTACATAAGAGAAATGACTGATTGTGAAACTCCTACTCTTACTAAGGTAATCTCTAAACTAAAATTAGAATTTTATAAAATATATAACTCCTACCAAGAAGCGGGGTTTTCTATTCAATAATATATCTTCAGATATTTATATAATAAATAGACTATGGGATTAGAGACAACAATATTTGGAAAAAAGACCGTTTCTGATGTTTTAAAAGAAATTTACGACAATTCTAAGAATAAAGAAAAACAGATTAACGCTCTTATTGGAGAGTTAAAACCTCTTGTTGAGAACATAGGAGATGCAACTTTAGTTGTTCCTATGATAAAAGAGTATTTAGAGGTTGGAGTAAAGAATGATGAGCATCTTATTAAAATGGTAGCACTTGTTCAAAGACTTGAAGGAGGAGCAAAAGGGTCTGAAGCAGACTTTTTTAACCCTGAAGAGCTAGCAAAGTTAATGGAACAGAGTGAAGAACTAGGAAAACAGTTAGATAAAAAAGAAGAAGAGTAATGATAGGGTCAAGCTATGGACTAAGTAACCAAGTAGCATCAATTGCAGGAAGTACAGGTACACCATCATCTCCAGGTAATAATGTACAGTACGGGAAAGTAGTTGATGTAAAATTAGATGAATCTAAACCTTTTCTTGATGCATTAGGAAATGAATTACCTATAGGATCTATAAAATATGTACCCCTAACCTTTAAAGGAGATATTAAAGGAGAACCAAAACCTGCATTACCTTTTTCTCTAGGGATTAAACAACTACCTGTAGTAAATGAAATAGTTTCCCTATACCAAACACCTACCTCAGAAGTCCAATCTGATACATCAGACAAAGCTACCTACTACAAAGACATAGTAAATCTCTGGGGTTCCCCAAACCACAATGCACTACCAGATCCAGGTTATAATAAAGATAAGTATCTAGGGTTAGGATTTCAAGAACTGTATGATGTAAACCCGCTATTTCCTTTCCCAGGAGATACGTTAATAGAAGGAAGACAAGGGCAATCTATTAGAATAGGTGGAAGTACTGCACCGTTAAATACATTAGTAGATAAAACAAATAATGGGTTACCGTACTTATTAATAAGTAATGGTCAGATAAAGACTACCAATGGTGTAGATTACATAGTAGAGGATATTAACAAAGATGCTAACTCTCTCTATTTTGTATCAAATCATAAAGTACCACTAACACAGGCTAATATTAAAAGAGATTCTTATAATACACCTCCTAAGACAGCAGATTTATATAAAGGTAACCAAGTACTTTTAAATGCTGGAAGAGTTTTTATTAATGCAAAAGAGGAAAGTGTATTGATTTCTGCAAAAGATTCTATAGGATTGAATGCAAACACAGTAAATTTTGACGGAAAAGAATATGCATGTATAGATGCTGCTAAAATTTTCTTAGGAACAAAAGCTAGGACTTCTCCTCAAGGGATAGCAGAACCTGCTGTACTGGGTAATCAATTAGATAATTTTCTTAGTATCATTTTAGATACTTTACAGACTATAGGAGCTGCAATGCAAACAGCAGAAGCACAGACAGGCGGTCCAATTGCTTCTTTAAATACAGAAGGATATGCTGTTGTAGAAACTTGTAATACACTAAGAACATTAGTTAGTCAAATGAAATCTAAAAAAGTATTTATTGAATAATGGCAATAAAGTCTCAAATAAGTAAAATAGTTTCTAGCCAAATAGGACCACTTCAGGCAAAATTAAGATCCACTATACAGAAAAAAGTATTAGAACTTCTTAACGAATTTGCAAACGGATGTCCTAATGCAGAGCGTATGAAAAGAATTATGCAAACTAGAAATAATTTACTTAATACTATTAATTCTTTTCAAAAAAGAGTAGATGCTGTACAAGCACTTACTAGTTCATTACTTCCGATTATTTCTACAGCAAAAGTAGGTATAGAGGTTATTACAAGTATTCCAATTCCTACTGCTATTATACCGCCTATGTCCGGAGGTATAGGGGTCCCTATGAGTGTGTTAAATAGATTTAGTAAGGCTATAAACCTATTAACAACACTTGTAGATGTATTAGAAGCAGATGTAAAAGCAGTAGACTCTATAGTTACTTCAGTAGCAATTCCAATAAATACACTAAAAGAAAGGTTACAAGCTATAGACATAAAAATAGCAGTATGCTCATCAGATAATTCATCAAACAGTGCAGATTCAGCAGCACTACTTAATACAGCACAACCTCCACAGAATACAGGATCGGAAGGAACACCAAATGCAAATTACCTATATAAAGGGTATACCTTAGAAATAATTCAAGATGTAAATTCTCCAAAAATAGCTCCTAGAAGGTATGCTATCGCTAAAGATAGTAGGGGCAATATTAAGCTAATTGGACAGTCCTCCTTCAGTTCCTCTACACAGGTATTATTGGATGAAGTTAAATTTCAAATAGATAAGCAATTAGTATAACATAACTATTTATTAATATGAAGTTAGATTTATTAAAAAAATTAATTAAAGAAGCGGTAAAAGAAGCAGTTCGTGAGGAATTAGAAACAATTCTTTCTGAGGACATAAAACCTAAATCTACTCCTATAGGGGTGGGAGGAAAAGGAATACCTAATACTTTTACTAAGTACGAAAACTATAAACCAGTTATTGCAAAACCTGTTTCAACAGGAGATCCCCTTATGGATCTACTAAATGAAACTCAAGCAAGTATGATAGGAGCAGCTAATCGCAATAATGTAGACATATCCTCTTACGTATCAGCACCAGGTTTAGGGATGAACTCAGGAAGGATGGAAGATAGTTTTATAAGCCCAGAACCAGGATTAGATATTTCGCAGTTTGATTTTGTTTCAAAAGCAGCATCAGTATATAAAGCATCAGTAGAGAAAGATAAACAAAGATTCGGAGCATAATGGCATTTAATGTACAGCAGATAAACCCTTTAGATCAACAACCTAGTGTGGGAGTAGGGGTGAGTTTGCCATTTTCTTCAACTAGTGTCTTTAATACGACATATACAACACAAGACGCTTTAAAAGCTAATTTAATCAACTACTTCTTAACAGGTACATCTGAAAGATTTTTAAACCCTAATTTAGGGGCAGGATTGAGAGCTTTACTTTTTGATCAAATGACAGAAGATAAGAAAGACGAGATAAAGACCGTAATAAGATCAGGAGTAGCTCAATGGTTTCCAAATGTAAATATACAAAACCTACAAGTGGTAGAAGATATAGACTCACAGACTATAACTATTTCATTAAAATATAGTGTTAATTTAACTACATACAAGATCAATTATCAATTAATTTTCAACAATAATGGTTCAAGATAGAGACATAAAATATGTAAACAGGGAATTTACAGACTTTAGAGCACAACTTATAGAGTATGCTAAAAACTACTTCCCAGACTCCTATAACGACTTCTCCCCTACATCACCAGGTATGATGTTTATTGAGATGGCTGCTTATGTAGGAGATGTTCTAGCTTTTTACCAAGATACACAATTACAAGAAACGTATTTACAGTACGCTAAAAACCCATCTAATTTATATAACTTAGCTTATATGATGGGATATACCCCTAAAATTATCGCAGCTTCTCAAGTTGATATACAGGTATCACAGCTTATAGATGCAACAGGAGCTAGCTATTCCCCTGACTGGACTCAAGCATTGAAAATAGGTTCAAACACAAAATTAAAATCAACCTCAGCAGGAAACGTAAACTTTATTATTGATAAACCTATTGATTTTTCTTTTTCAAGTTCGTATGACCCTACAGATATCTATATAGATTCACTACTAGGAGGTAATCCTAATAAATACCGGTTAACAAAAACTATTAAAGCTTTTTCAGGACAAGTAAAAACAGTGACACA